TGGAGCATAAAAAACTAACGAGAAAGCAGGAGCTTTTTGTAAAAGAGCTTGTGTCGAAGGATGGTCAGATAACTAAACGGGATGCGGCCATTAACGCTGGATACCCAGCCGGTTCAGCCCATAGCCGGGCCAGTGAACTGACTAATCCTGTTAGGTCACCCCATGTGGTGAAAGCCATTCGACTGTATAGGGCGGAATTGGATGCCCGGTTTGCCGTGGATTATAAGCGTCATATCCGTAAGCTGGCAGAGCTTGGCGAGAAAGCGGAAGAGGCAGGGAACTGGCAAGCGGCGATAGCTGCCGAGAAATTCAGAGGTCAGGCTGAAGGCAATATTTATATCAGTAAGTCTGAAGTACGCCATGGCAGCATAGACTCGATGTCTCGGGATGAAGTATTGAAAGCCTTGCAGGAGTTGAAAGAAACTTATGGTTCAAACAGTTCCGTGGGAGTTAAGCCAGAAGAAGCAGAGGAAGAAGCCTCAGAGCGAGAGCAAAGTCTGGATTCAGTTCAAAACAGCGGTGAAGAAGCTGCAACCGAACTGGAAGCTAACGCGGCTTGAAACCTGGAGCTTGCCCGGTGTTCCCGATGTCCTGATCCTAGACCAGAAAGCCACCTTCCAGTTAGTCGAATTAAAGTACACTCGTACAAATGCTGTTCGTGTTAGCCCCCACCAAGTCAGTTTCCTGTCGTCTCATTCCGAGGGCTTAGTTTGGCTGCTCGTTAAAAGAGATCCGATTAGTGCGCCAGCCCAGTATTATTTGTATCGTGGTGACGCCGTTATGGACGTCGCAATGGAAGGTTTAATGGTTGAACCTTACTTCCTTGGAGACTCAATAGATTCGGTTATTGAGTTGATTGCAACACACCGATAAAGTATAATTTGTGTGGTAACCAGAAGAGGGAAGCTTATGTTTTTTTTACTGAGGTGGTTGGAGAATTTGCATAAACCTGAATCTCCAGCCGATATGATAAAGCGACTGCAACGGCGGATCGCAAAGAATGAAAGAAAAAGCAAGAATGAAAGAAAAAGCAAGAAAAAAAGCGAAAGAGATGGATAAGAATAAAAATCAAGGGGCTTTTTGCCCCTTTTTTTGGTTGATTCTCCACATGAATATCGCTTATAATGAAGTGGTGTTAAATTAATTTAGGAGCTAGAAGATGAGTACTTTTCTAAATTTTTATGAGTGCTACAAGTGTCAACACAAGTGGCAAGATGTGTATAAGTGTGCAGCGGGGGATATGTGTCCGGAGTGCGGTGCAAAGTCTTGTGAGCCGTATCGCAGTGATGAACTTATAGACGAAAGGGGTTGTCCTTATATTAAGGAAGACACTCAAGGATGGGGTGATAGCAACGTAGCTACCAAATATGTCTATGGCCGAATTGAGGATGCTCTTAATAGTAAGGACTTGGATGAGATGTCTCAGGAGCTATCTAATTTGTACTCGGAGCTAGCACACAACTATAAGGTAGATACAGGAAAGTTAATTGGAGCAGACGATGCCGAAGAGTTTGATTACTCTGAAGCCACAAATTCTGAAAAATAGGAGCTATGTATGCAAACCGCAATTAATTTAGACGCGATAGAAATAGCAGTGAAAGCTAATAATCTGGTGAATTTCAATCCTGGGGTTATCGGGGTGCTTGATCTCACCAGAACCATGCTGGATAAATCCATAATCGACGCAAATGAAAGTATCCGTCGATTGGCTCAACTCTTCCACGTTGATTATGACGAATTAAAAGCAGGTGAAAGACGTAAGATACCTGCTCTCTTTTCGACGGGAACCGAAAGTACAGTTACTTTCTACCGAACAGCCCGGGGGGATCGCCGCATCTCCATTCAAAAAATTAATAAAGAAGCCAGCGCGGGAAATACCCTGAATTTGACGTATGCCCATTCAGCAGATGGCACTCTCATTCTCGTGGTTAAAGTGGGGGAGCTAGAAGATGAGTAAGAATGTTCAGGAACAATTGCAAGTGGTTGAAGCCTTTATTGTGGACGGCAATTTGGAAGGTGCGGAAGAAGAGATGGTGGTAGCTATCGAGGAAATAGCAAGGGTAGGTTTAACTATGGTTTTTGACGATATAGGCGTAGAACTAGATATGAGTGATGAAGAATTGCTTAAAATTCGTGATTATTTGGAAACGAAATTAAATGGAGAACGATGATGAAAGTATTTATTGAATTGGAGTTTGAAGAAATGCCAAGTCAAGCAGAGCATACCTTAGTCCTGATCAGTCGATACACTGGCGGCTCGGTCTGGTAGAAACAGAACTTTTATTAAATTTCTATGAAATCCGCATAATATATGCGATAATACGGGTGGGGCAATTCGGCCCTATTAGGAGCTAGTTATGCATAAAATAGAAAATGAAGATAGAAGCTTGACGCGCTTTATCCAGACGATTCAGGAGCAGGAATCCAGAAAGCAGGATTATCTGGCGAACACAACGCAGTTGCAATTCCGCACTATTTCCGAGAATGATTCGGAGCCTACCAGCCAGTTAGTAATGGAAGCCAGCGGTGGTTTGCCCACTACTATACTCGATTGTAATAAAGTAGCTCGGGATCAAATTGCGGCTAAATCTGGTATCGACGTTAGGACTTTCGAGCGTTTCCGCACCCATTACCCGCAGCAGTTTGACCCGCTCATTAATGAAGTATTCCAGCGCGAACCTGCGCAGCGGATGATTCGTACTTACATGGATAAAATCCCGTCGAAGCGGGGTAAAGAGTGCAGTGAAAATAGAGGTACAGCCCGGGCGGTGTTATCCGATAAGTTTAAAACTTTTGATAACACCCACTTAGTTAATGCCGCGCTTCCGCAGTTACTGGATTCTGATGCGCAGTGGAAAATCGTTAATGCAGATGTTACAGACATGCGAATGTACCTGCGTCTAAAATCAGAGGTAATTACTGGCGATGGATCGGCAGTGGGTGATTTGATGGCTCTCGGGCTTGGCCTGTCAAATAGCGAAGTGGGACATGGCAGCGTAAACGTGTTCCAAATGTTCTGGACTCTTATTTGTCTGAATGGAATGCAAACAGGAAACAACCATCGCAGCACCCATATCACCAGTGCCCGGGCAGAGACGGACACTTGGGGTCTGCTGACTGATGAGGCGAAGGATGCCGACAACCACGCCCTAGAATTGAAAGTGCGGGATTTGGTAGCGGGATTTTCCAGCCGTAACGCTTTCGATGAAGTGATTGAGAAAATGCGCCTAGCCGGTGAAGATACAATTGAAGGATCACCCAACCAAGCTGTTGAAGCACTGGGTAAAGTGTTGCAACTCACAAAGAAAGATACCGGCAACGTGCTGGATGGTTTGTTAGCCACTATTGGTCAGGCTGGTTATGCTGGTAAACCTGTCAGCCGTGCCACCATGGTAAACGCAGTTACAGCGGTAGCGAATACTGCGCAGCCGGATGATGTAGACGATTGGCAAAAGTTAGGCGGTAGAGTATTAGAATTGCCGAAGTCAGATTGGCAGCGGGTAGCATTAGCTGCTTAGTTGATTGATTGAGCATTTAACCCCGCTCCGGCGGGGTTTTTTCTGTCTGGCATTTGGCTAGGTATGCGCTTATAATGTGGGTACTCTTCAATATATAGGAGCTAGCACGATGGAAATAAAAGTTTCAACCATGACAGGGAAAATGCAACATATCCCTGCTATAAATACGAACACGTTAACAAACCCATTTTGTGTCAAGATGCACGACAGCGAAAATCCCAATAATATCTGTGTCCATTGCTATTCTCATGACATGCTTAACGGATACCGTAAAAGCTGCGCACCAGCCTGGCAGCGTAACAGTGATTTGCTGTCTGGGTCTGTTTTATCCGATGATCAAATACCCGTTATTAATTCGCACTCGTTCCGGTTTCATGGTCACGGCGAATTACTTAACTCTACCCATTATTTTAATTTTTGCCGCATTGCCAGAAAAAACCCGAAATGCACTTTTGCGCTCTGGACTAAGCGGCGCGATATTAAGTCAAGTGTGCGGCCAGATAATTTGATTCTTATCTACTCAAATCCGACAATTGATAAGGTAATGCATAAGCCTCCGGTTGGATTTGATAAGGTCTTTAATAACACTAGCAGCTTAACCAAAGCAGATAATTGTTCGGGCAGAAAGTGTATTGAATGCCTGAAATGTTACCGGCTGGATTCTGGCGTGGATGTCATAAGAGAAAAAGTGAAATAATAGTTAAATCAGCGGGGGGTGGTCACTGGGTGGTGAGCCCTTTATATTGAACCCTGAACCCTGAACCATCGAACCCCGCACATAGGCGGGGTTTTTGTGCCTTGGTTCTTGTGCGATGGATCGTGATCCATGCGCCCCCACCAGTGAAACGTCACCTCTGGTGGGTGGGGGCGGGTTATGGTATGCGCTAGTTGTGTGGTATTATTGGGGTTCTGTTAATTGATTAGGAGCTAGAACGATGGAAGAAAACGCAACATTTAAAGTGGGAAAATTTACAGTGCATGTTGATTACGATGAAGCAGGGGGTGAGGTTTCTAACTCGATCCATGTTTCAGCCACCGCAAATGGCAAGTCTTACTGGTCAGACATCAGCGAGCTACTTTGCCAAAGTAGCAGCAGCAAGTCGGTATATTTAGATGAAGATAAGCATGATCTGAGTGCTTTCTCTCCTCTCAAGTTGACCCCTGCGCAATGGAAGCGAGTAGATCAATGGTTAACAGCGGAAGAGCATTATTAGCTAGTGCAGCTTGACCCTTGACCCCGCACTTGTGCGGGGTTTTTTATGCCCGGATTACTTGTCCATGCCGCCTAATAGGGGTCGCGTGTCACACTTTACACAGTAAAGTGCGACCTGACCCCTCCCTCGTCATCCTCGTTCCTCAACAAACTAAAATAACAACCAAGGAACGAGGATGACGAGGGAGGGGGGGGGGATAAGAGTGGTGTATGCGATTGATGTGTGGTAGTATTGGGGTTCTATTAATAGATAGGAGCTAGAACGATGGGACTAGATATGTATCTGGAAGGAAGTAAATTCATCGGGCACAATCCACCGACTGAAGAGCGGGAATTAGTTGACGCTGTTCGTTCCGGTTTGAATCTGCCTGATTGTGAGTCTGCGCTTTCGTCGGTTAAGACTTCAATAATGCAATGGCGTAAAGCGAACCATATTCATAAGTGGTTTGTGGATAATTGCCAAGCTGGCGAGGACAATTGCGAGCGGCACGAAGTTACGTTAGCTGATCTTGAGAAGCTACACGGGGTACTTGGGCAATTGATGGGGCACGACGAAAAACTAGCCGCTTTGCTGTTGCCTCCTTGTGCGGGTTTCTTTTTTGGTGGTACTGAGTTAGACGAATGGTACTGGAACGAAGTAGATCGCACCCATGCTGTACTGGGTGAGTGGATTGATTTTATAAAGAAAGACGAAGAGAGAAGGAGAACCAATCGGCAACAAAGTCTGGAACGATTCCCGCCCATGTCATGGGGTTGGGAATTGTTCTATCGCTCTTCGTGGTGATCTAATCTTGCCACATTAAACCCCGCCCCGGCGGGGTTTTTTATGCCCGGATTACTTGTCCATGCCGCCTAATAGGGGTCGCATTTTATGTGCATAAAATGCGACCTGACCCCTCCCCCGTCCAGTGAAACGATAGGCCGAAGGACGTAGGACGGGGGAGGGGGGAATAAGAGTGGTGTATGCGATGGATGTGTGGTAGTATTGGGGTTCAATCAATTGATTAGGAGCTAGACGATGATAGAAGAAACACACACAGAACCAACTACATTCGAAGTGCCCGTATATTGCGATGTTTGGAAAACAGGTCTTGAAGCCTATGTTAATGGAGATAGCGACTATATTGCAAACGGGGACGTAAGCTTAAGGGTCGGCACTGTTCCCACTGACTATAACGAGTTTCATTCCTATATGCCTGTTGGCGTAGTGACCGTGAAGATACCTACTAAGGCACAGCGTATCCAAACCGAGTTACTGGCTATCGAAGGAGCAATCGAAGAAGAGAAACGCAGAGGTGTAGAACGGCTAGAGGAATTGCAGGAGCGTAAGCAGCAATTGATGGCTCTTCCCCACCTGGCCTCTGATACATAAGGTATCGCGTCGCACACTTTGGCCCCATCGATCGATGGGGCTTTTTTTTGCGTGCGCCTTTTCCGCCGCCCACCTCCACCACCCCAATAAACCGAATGGAGGTGGGCGGCGGGTTGGTGTATGCGATGGATGTGTGGTACTATTGGGGTTCTGTTAATTGATAGATAGGAGCTAGAACGATGGATACATGTGTGTTTGATGTCTTTTCAAATGGAATCGGAAGGAGCGAAGGTAAGGAGCTGCAGCATCTGGTACGTGGTTATGACGACCTAGAAACATTGCGGTCCTATGTTAGAGCTTGTGGGGTTGACCAACCTGAGATGCTCATTATGATGGTAGTCGCTACTGTCCGCAATGTGCTTGATGATGAATTGATGAAGGATGCCAAATAGATAGTGCAACGTGACCCCTTAACCCCACCGAAGTGGGGTTTTTTTTGCGTACAGTTTCTTCCCCCATGACCTGTGTTAGGGGTCGCGTGTCACACTTTACACAGTAAAGTGCGACCTGACCCCCTCCCCCGTCACTTTAGCCTGCCGAGGAACGAGGATGACGGGGGAGGGGGGCGGCGGGTTGGTGTATGCGATGGATGTGTGGTATCATGTGTACTCAATCAATTGATCAGGAGCTAGAACGATGAATGAAGATAAAACATTAAAGTGTTGCATTTGTGGTGAGTCTGTTGCCGAGAAAGCCAGCGCAGCTAACACGGCCATTGGATGGTTGTCAGGAAACAACCCGCATCCGTTAGGTAAGGAAGGTGATCGGGCTTGCGATCCTTGCGATTCGATCTTCGTATTCCCTGCTAGGTGCTTGTACTGGCACAATGACACGGGAGAAACAAACGATGAAAACTAAATTATTTGGGCGGCACGTTATCAATAGGGGTTACCTGTTCCTGTATGGGGTGTATTGGATTGATGACAATTATTTCAATATAATTGACCGGCGCTGTGATGGCGTCTTTGCCTTCGTGGAATATCAGCAACGGCCAGACACTAATGACATGGATGATGACCAGTGGCGCGGCGTTCTTGAGAAGATGGATCAGAACGTGGCCTCTCTGATCGATTCCTACTGAGATCTTCACCCCAGCCATAAGCATCGTAACACGGGAGAAACAAACGATGAAAACTAAAGCTCAAGTAAAACGTCCATCACAAACCATATCAGTCACTAACGAAGTCATTGAGCTAATGGATAAAGTGAAGTCGATTCAATTTGAACGGTTGGGGATTAAGTTGAAACGTACTCAGACATTAGTGTTAGTGCTTAAAGACTACATCGCTAGAGAAGAAGACTTAGCATCGTAGATAGTTCAACGTGACCCCTTAACCCCACTTCGGTGGGGTTTTTTTTATGTACAGTTTCTTCCCCCATGACCTGTGTTAGGGGTCGCGTGT